TACCGGTGCCCATATACAACGGCAGTTTGGATGCGCTGGGATTCCGCCGGCGTCAAGCGGGTAAACTTTGCCGTCTTTCGGTCTACATACCGGACAGGTCCGCCGGTCTAATGCAGTTAACCAGCGTTTCCCGTCCAGAATATCAGCGTTTTGTTTATAAAGTTCGGTCGCGCCCCATGCCGCAGCCCTGTTTAATTCAGTCCGGGCCAGTCTGGTCGCGTTATACCAGCCTTCGTTCGCCCGCTTCCGTATTTCAAGGGCTGTCTGCTGTACTGACCAGCCCCCGACGGTCGCCTGGGAAATTATTTCTTCCATTCTGGCAGCCAGGAAAGCCGTGTTTTTACGAATACGGTCCGAAAACCTGGCACCTATCCAGGGAACAGCGGCAACCGCGACGACTGCCTGGTTAGTCAGGACCGGCGTAACGACAAAAATACCGGCGGCCTGGTCCAAGTAAAAACCGTTAACGTAATACGCGTTTTGGTACTCCCAGGCCCAGCGGTCCGCCAGCAGGGTATATTCCTTCCCCTCCAATTCCTTAACGGCTGTAATTATCTGTTTTCGAAGGGCTTCCAGACGGGTCATTTTACCGCTAAAAGCCCGGACCTTTTGCGGGTCCAGCTTACCGTCGCCGGTCCCGGCTTCCCGGTAAAGCCGGTCGATATCCGCCTGGACCTTTGTAAGCGCGTTCCGGTAATACTTCCGCAGCTTCCGGCTATGTTCTTCGACCCTTTTTTGCAGGGCCTTTCTGTACTTTGCGACCTTGTCTTCCATGGATTAGAACCCCTTACTGCTGGGGACTGCCCCCAGCTGGATTTCCGCCGCTGCCCCCGGCGCCGTCCTCCTGGTTACCGTCTTCTTCGTCGCCGGTATCAAACATATAGTTAACGGTTTCCTTCCTGCGTTCTTCGCGCTGCTGCTTCATACGGTCGATAACGTCCTGCGGGTCTTCAACAAACCAAAGCAGGCTATAAAGGTCTTCGTCCGGGACCTTGTCCAGAAGGGCGACGACCATTTCGACAATTTCTTTGTAGTTTTGGGGAAGGCTACGGGTAAAGGTAACCGTCAGCCAGTCCGCGTCAAACAAGGTAATCGGTGCTTCGACCGGGTTACCCTGGTCGTCTTTGCCCCGGATAACTTGCCAGATTCTTTCCGGGTCCTGGACACCGTTTTCGGCCAGTCGCTTCGCGTTCAGCATATCGGTAACTATTTCCATAAGCCGATAAATAGCTTTCGCGAAGTAAACTTCCTTTTCTGAAACCTTAATGTCCAGGCCCGCNTATTTCATTTTNATTTCNGTNGCCGTGGCCCCGGTCAAGTTATCCAGNCGCGGCGTACAGGTTACTTCGTAAATGGTNTTTTTAATCCNGTCCGCGTGTTTTTCGACCCCGTCGACCTTTTGGTCCCAGCCTATAAAGTCGATATCCGCTTCCTTTGCCGGTGTCTTCGTGGATATCGCCCGGGCTTTCCGCATTAGCAGGACGTCTTCCTGGTTGACGTCTACCCCGACCATTTTAAGGTATGGGTCCGCGAAGTAGTCGTTACGGTCAGCGCTGCCGGATAAAATTTTCGCGTATTCGTCCAACAGGGTAAGGACCCCGCCGCCCAGGTCAGAAACCCCGACCCGCTGCAGCCGCTTTTTAGCGTTCGCGGGCAGCTTGTTTATGAATATGGCCGCCGGTATCCCATTAGTAAAATGCTGTACCGGGTTTCCCAGCCCTGTTTCCGGGTCGATTTCGGTATCGTCCAGGACGAATTCGCTTTCCCNTTTTTGTATGTAGTAGCTGATATAGTTTTTCGTCGTTAGACTTCGAACCCCGGGTCCGTTTCTTCCGGCTTACCCGCTTTCCATGGTTTCGATAGTGTAGTACCGAATAAGCAGCTGCAGGCGGACCCCGCATATCGTAAACCGGTAAACACTCATTAGCCGGAAATTCGTCGAAGTTAATGTCCCCGTTTTCGTCCAGCCAGGCGATAATAACGTCCTGCCCGGCAATACCGCCCTGCTTCGCCAGTTCCCGGAATACGGCGTCCGAATTGTTAGACCATAGGACAGCGTTAAGCGCGTTCCGGTATTCGTCTAATACTGCAGCGTCGACCGTGTCTTCGCCCCCGGTCGTCTTCGGCGGGTCGACGGTTACCTTCGGCGGCTTACCGAGCATATAGTTAACCGCGAAGTCGACGATAATGGCCGCGTAATTTGGGACTATCTTGTTATTTGGGTCGTCCTCCCTTTTAGGCTGCTTGCTTAATATGGCCCAGGTATCGCCGTCATAATAACCCTGAAATTTTTCGATATCGACCAGAATTTTCTTATGGTCGGTAATAAGGTCGTTAATCCAGCCGCCTTTATCAGATACCCAGGCGACCGGGTTCGGCGTCCCTGGTATCTTTCCCAGGGTTTCCGGTAATACTGAAACGACTGCCACTTTTAGACCCCCTTTGTAGTTTAAACTTTAAAACGTCCGGTCGAAGGCGCGGGCTTTCTTGTAACCCGGGTCCCGCATAAGTAAAGCCGCCCGTATCATCAAAAACAGGGCGAAAACTATGTCGTCGTGCGGTACCCAGGAAACGCGCTGCGGCCAGGCGACCGTCGGCGGTAGGTCCGGCGCAGTCGGCCATTTAGCGGTCCCCGGGACGTAATAATTTATTTGCTGCTGCCGTTTTGCGACCCGAATTAACCGGATAAGCTGGGCCAGCATTTCGGACCATAAATCCTTCAACCCTTCAGGCGGTACCGGCGGTATTTGCAGGCGCCCTTCGGCAGCAAAGGAAAGGACCTGGTAACCCAGGCGGCTTTTATTTTCGTCCCCAGCGTCTTTAAACCTGTAGGCTTCCGCGACTTCGGCCTGCCGCTGTAGAAATTCGACACAATGGGAAACCAGGGCTTCCCCGATACCGGTCGCGTCGCCTGAAAAGGCATTTACTTTCCAGTATTTAAGTTTTGCTTCGACCTCTTTCCGCTGCTGGGCCTGCTTTTTCCCGGTCCAGAAATAAATATGAACCGGTACGACCGTAAGGTCCGGCTGGACCTCCCCGATAACCAGGACCGTACTGTCCCGGCGCTGGGTACCCGGCCCCTGGTCCAACTGCGTCGCGTTTTCGTCTTCGCCTGCAGCGTCCAGGCCCGCGACATAGGTAAAACCGGGACGCGGCCCGGTTAACATGGTAAACTGATTCGCCAGCATACGACCGACCTGGTCAGGTCTGAAAAACAGGTCCAGGCTGTCGATAAACTTTAGCTTGTACTGGGTCAGTATCGTTATATGGTCAGGCCCCAAACGCCTGATTTCAGCGTCAACCGCTTCCCTGTAGTTCTGGTTATACCTGCCGACTTCTTCGTCGTCGATTATAAAGACCAGCTTCGGACGATAACCCAGGCTTTCTTCCAGCTGTCGTTCCATTTCCAGGGCTTCTTGCACCTTGCCATAAATAAATGTGTCCTTGGTCCAGGCCACTCCGTAGAATACCCTCGTAGCCCCGTAAAACACACCCATCGGCCCGGCATCCCGCTCCCACTTCGGACCGTCGACGTCCTGGGTTTCGTCTGTCTCTATCAGGGTCCTGGCCGTACATGACGCGATATTCGCAGTCGGCGCACAGCTCATAAATGCAAATTGGTTGTCTTCCGACTTCCCGCCAATGTGATATTTAAAACCTTCGGACTTCTTCCACTTGCCCCGGGACGCTGGGGACCCTGACAAGCCGCCCTTGTCCCGTGACCCTTCAAGCCGGTTCATGCTGGTATAAATCTGCGGCTTATGCACCGGCGCGAATTTTATGCCGCTTACGGGCTTCCTGAAGTACCATCCGTACAAAAGCAAATATTGTTCGATAAACGCGCTTTCTTCGTTCTTGCCCGACTGCCGGGACTGCATCACGACAAAAAGCCAACCCAGGCGGTTAATGCAGCTGTAAATGACCGCGTCCGCGACCTCCAGCTGGTAAGGGAATGGGTCAACCCGCCGTAGAACGCGAAACGCCTCTCGGAGGTTTTCCCGCTTGAACAGGTCCCCGAAGTCCTGGAACATGTTATACGGGACCCCGGCCAGGGCATCCGCGACAGCTTTATTCGGGACCAGACGCAGGGTAGGCGCCCCGCTTACGTCATCCGTACAGTTCTCTATTTTGTAGGCGGTTTCGGCCATGACTGCCCCCTTGTTTACCTGCTCCGGTTCAGGCGGCGGACTGCAGCCATCCAGAATTCGCGTAGCTTTACAGTCGGCGCGACGCGCTTAGTCCATTTAACGTATTGCATGCTTACAACCCCTCCCGTTTGTCCTTGTCTTCAGCCGTGACCGGCTGCGCGTTTACCGCGCCCCACGTATTCGCGGCGACCTGCTGCTGTGCTGCCATTAGCTCTTTATTCATATCGCCAAGGGCATCGGGGACGTTGTCGCCCTTGATAATGGCCTGCTGTTTCACCAGCCGGGCCAACGTGTCCAGTGCCCGCATAAGGACCGGGTCGTCGATATCGCCCCGGATGTAAAAATTCTTGTACTTCTTGAAGTTCTCGGCCCGGACGATTCGGCCTTCCTGGATTTCGACAGGCTCGACCGTTTCCATTTCTTCGGTCCAGACACGCTTCCCGGCCCGCTCTTTCAGGTATGTAATTATTTTTGCCTTCTGCATGTTTATTTCGGGCTGCAGGTCCAGGGCGACTTCGCCGGTCGCGTTCAGTTCTTCGTAGGTCTGCAGTTCGGCGCCCTGTAGGACCTGGGAATATAAACCGTGTTTTCGGGTAAGCTGATTCCCGGGCGGGAAAGGATTCGGATTAAGACCCTTCCCGTCATGTCCCCGGCAGCGCCCGGTCCCTATGTGGTCAGTTCCCCAGCCAGACCGCCGAAGACAGGGTCTTCCGTTTTTAATCGGCGCCCCGCAGCGCCAGTATTTCGCGAAGTAGTTAAGGTCGTCCATTCCGGGCGGCCTGGCCGGGACTTCGGCAGCCGGACTTTTATTT